AGGCCGCATACATACACTCGCTTTTTATTGTTTAACATGTCTACCACTGCATCGTATAAATCTGGGAAGAATTGCCCTTCATTGATCAGGATAACTGTAGACCCTCTAAGTAGGGTGTGAGCCTCCCCACCCGACCCATTCAAACCCCAAATATCGTTCAATTTTGTTGCCTGTAGACATGGTGCGGTCATCTTGTCATGGGTTGACACCATTGTATCGTGATACCGTTTATCTGCAATGTGATTTATAATGGACACTGGGATATTACAAAACATGCACTGCTTATAAATTTCTAAAAGCGTTGTCGTCTTGGAGCTAAACATAGGCCCGAGAATAATCTCCAGATATGCGGCAGAGTTGGACTGCGACATGGTCATTTATATTTGTATATTTAATATCCTGGGTTTTTTAATTCAATTATTTTAGTTACTCGAATAAAATACATTGCAGGGTGCAACCGGGTATATTTGTATTCTGCAATCGAGTAATAGAGAGAATAGCCGAACAACGGATAAATATTTCTTGAACAATAATAAACTATAAACTATAAGAACAATAAACTATAAAAACAATAAACTATAAAAACAATAAACTATAAAAACAATAATAAATACTAATTGTCATTATTAGTTAACAATGACAAGTAGCGGTGTACCCTATGTAGAATTATACCGGCCAAAAACCTTTGAAGACATTGTCTTGGATCCGCTAAACAAAAAAATTCTAACAAATATAATAGAAACGTCTTATTTTCCCAATCTGCTCTTTTATGGGCCACCCGGAACAGGTAAGACAACAACCATCATCAACTTGATTAATGCATACCAAACAAAACTAAATAATAAGAATAAGGACAGAATTATTCATCTCAATGCATCAGACGAACGCGGCGTTGATATTATACGCAACCAAATCAACTTTTTTGTGAACTCCAAGCCGTTATTTAACACTGGGATGAAATTTGTCATATTGGATGAGGTTGACTATATGACCAAAAATGCTCAGCAGGCGTTGCGGTATTTATTGCAGAACTACACAAACAATGTTAGGTTTTGTCTAATTTGCAACTATATCAGCAAGATTGACGAGGGACTGCAAAACGAATTTATCCGCCTACGATTTAACCAGCTACCTAAGCCCGACATCATAAAATTTCTCACAAAAATCTCTGTGGCCGAAAAGCTGAACATCTCGCAAAAATCCCTCTCCTGTGTACAAAAGTTATACAAGTCGGACATTAGAAGCATGGTTAATTTTATGCAATCAAATCAAGATATTGTCAAGATGCAAACAGACGATGAGTGTTCAAATTTTGATATTATAGATGACGATGTTTGGGACGGTCTAATATCCAAAATACAGGCAGGCGAAAGCATCCGCAACCTGAAGGCGTTTGTCCACACGCTCAGTAGCAAATACAACATTGATAAAAAAAATATAATCAAGGATTTTTTCAATTATATTATTCGGAATCATCCTAAATATATATGCAAGGAATTTATGAGTTTTATTGAAAATTTAATGCACTCGGAAATTCAAGATAACAATGTTCATTTACATTATTCGCTATCCAGGCTTCCGTCCTTTATATCTACACCGTGACCCATGTTATATATACTCATTCTCATACGCAACTTATTCATGAACTCGTTTGGCGGCGAACTCTTTGAAGGATCAAAAATATTTTGCTTAAGGCTATACTCGCCCTTGGGACTTGTATCCTTCATGGATGTAGAGAGAGTTTGTTTGATGGGAATAGAAATAGTTCTATCGTGCAAAATACGTGGGGCGGACAGCATTCTTTATATAGTATAATAAAGAAAATAATTGAGTTAGAACTAATATAAAGAATATAAAGACAACTACACAGTTTTATACATGTCAGTGAACATGGATATTGATGAGGAATGGGAGCATTTTATTTCGCATGATCAAGAAGACATATCCTCTGATGATGATGATACAACACAAATAGTTAAACAGACTGCGGAGGAATTTATGTCGGCGAATTTGTCCGCTGACCTTACATCAGACGCGCCTAAAGCAACAAATATATATATTTCAACTAAAACAAAAATTGCTTATTTAAATACACAAATAGATTTGAAGCAGGTGTTTTGGCAGATACCCGTCATTCCGTATGCCACACCTGCCAACGGCGTGATTAAAAAACAGATGAAATTCAATTCAACCGCTATCGAAGAGTTGGCATACATTGAAACCAAGCTCAAGGATGAAAAATACTATGAAGAATACATTATTACGCACATTGACAACCCGTCAGGTCGCATTAAATTTAAGGATATTCGTAAGGTGAGTATTGGCGTTTCCAAGAAGGACCTCCTGAGTTACAGGTGCAAAAAGAAGAGCGCGTTTTACAATTGTTTCGTGCTAATCCTTCGCACAAAGGTGCTTGATTCATATAAAGAATTCCATGTCAAGGTGTTTAATACCGGCAAATTGGAAATCCCTGGGGTTCAGAGTGAGCCGCTATTTGAACAGATTCTTCTACAGGTATTGGAAACATTGCAGCCTTACGTTGAGCATCCACTTGGATACAAGGAAAACAGCACAGAGACCGTCCTAATCAATTCAAATTTTAACTGCGGGTTCTTCATCAATAGAGAAACACTTTACGAGATACTGAAGTTCAAGTACAATATACAATCCATTTACGACCCATGTTCTTATCCGGGAATCCAATGCAAGTTTTACTATAATCCGGATGTTGGCATACAAAACGGCTCTCAAATTTCAGATGAAAATAAACACCTATATGCTAAGGTAATGGAGGTCTCCTTTATGATATTTAGAACGGGTAGCGTTTTAATAGTTGGTAGATGCGACGAAAACGTTTTGTTGATCATCTACGACTTTCTTAAAATCATATTGAATAATGAGTTTAAGAATATTTGTCAGAAAAATATTAAGGTCGATGAGGTGGTCAAGGACAAAAAGAAGAAGGTCCGACGAAAAAATATAACCATTGAAGTTACAGTCCCCTAATATGAATCCTACTCATTAATTTGATAAGAACCAGGCGATAAATTTATCCGGGGTATCGGTTATTTTTTCGTCAAACACATCTGCCTTTATATTTTTTTCCGCATTTCCCAACAGGACCGGATTTTTCACCACCTTTTTTAATAATAGGGCGTTTACTTCAAAGAAGACGTCTATATCTGCGATTTTATGATATAGTCGCTCTACAATACCTTCCAGCGTGGATATTTTCGGAAGATGATTCAATTTTTCGGGAAGTTTCGTTAAGTACTCAAGGTTTGATAGTTCCATCTTTCTTGCATGGATAACTTTCAATAAATACGTTTGGTACAAATTAACGTAGGCACTGACAGTTTCTAATTTGCCTCTGAATTCAGCTTCATTTGTGGGTGGCTTTTTGAACTCCATGTTCAGGTCAAAAATTGTCTTCTTGTATACATATGTTGTTGCGTCCCTGGAGGTCAACTGTAAAAACACCTTGTCATCCTCAGATATTTGGCCGACAAATTCAACATAGAAATAAAACGATTTTTGGCAATGAAAGTAAGTCAGACTAAGGTTTTTTGTTGTGGACAGAATATGTAGAAAAACGTGGGTTATCGTGTCCAGTCCGCGGATTATAATAAACTTGGCCAGTCCAGTGTTTCTAATTTTTATATTTTCTGTAATAAATTTGAAATACTCTACAATTAACGACGAATACATCTTTACGACCTCGCTAACATCGCAATCTAATGATGATTTATAATTTTCGCTATTATGCAATGAATAATTATTTTCCTTATTCGCTGCTATACTTTTCATTATACATCTATGAATATTTAAATATTTACGTTTTTGTAAAGTTAAATACTATTATACTATAAGTATTTAAAGAATATTTTAAACTTATATAAAATGTCTGAAACTACTCCTGTACAAAAGACTGAGCCAAGTTTTAACTATCGTCTTCCGTCTGATATCACAATGAAACACGCCGCAAAACTTAGCATCGTGGATGATAAGCCCATCATGATGGATTATTGGACCGCATCACTTGATAAAAAGGCCTTGATTGGCGCCAAAGAGAACGGTGAAAAGTTGTTGGTGAAGAGCGAGGATGAATATACCAGCTCTATTGCCAAGTTCTACAAGTCGGGAACTGAATACATTGTCATCACCGAGAACTCCATCTACATTGTTTCCAACGAGATTCCTACCAGGAAGATTTCTTAAATTTAAAATTGATTTAATTATATAAAAATAACTTAAAGACATGGTTATATAATTAAGTAAAGATGGAGGACGAGTACACCCATGTAAACACCGAAGATGAATACACCTTGACCGATTATATTATGTATAAAATTTGTCCTAAAAATACAGATTTGAAATACTGTTATATAGGACAAACTACTAATTTTGGAAATAGACAAAGACAACACCTTAAAAATACTGTGACTAAAAGTGACAAAAAACATTATCACCTAAAACATTATCAGGCTATTAGAGAAAATGGTGGATGGGATGAATGGGAAATGATCGAAATTGAAAAATTTAATGGAAAAACTAATTTAGAAGCGAGAATGAGAGAACAAGAATTAATTAAACAACATAACGCTAATTTAAATTCAGTAAGCGCATTCGTAACAGAAGAACAACGGGCATCAACAAAAAAAGCAATTACTGAAAAGTATCGAGAAGAAAATAAAGAACTACTTAAAGAACAAACAAAACAATATAAGGAAGACCATAAGGATATAATTGCTGAACAAATGAAAAAATACAGAGAAGAAAACAAGGAAAAAATCCGGGCAAAAACAAAGGAATATATAGCGAATAATAAAGAAAAACATCATGAAACACAAAAGAATTGGAGGGAAAAAAATAAAGAAATTTCGAAGGAAAAAAGGAAACTTAAAACAGCCGAATTAAAAGCAAAAAAGTTAGAACAACAATCATTATTAGAACAAACGCCAGAATGGCAAGGAAAACAAAAACAAATTGCGGAAGAAAAAGAGGCTCTTAAGAATGAAAAGAGGGCAAAATACAATGAAGAAAGAAGGCTAAAAAGATTACAAGATAAAGTTATTCACACCCTTTAAGAATTAAATTATTAAAAAATGTATTCCCATTTGGATTCCCTTTTCTTCAAATCCTGATCTATTATAGACGTTTTTGACTTCTTCATTACAGTCCAATATAACTTTATAACAATTTTTCTTAATTAACTCGTGAAAGTTGAAGAGAGAAACACACGTAAATATTCAATATTTGCATAATATTGATTATTAGTTATTAGTTATTATGTAAATTATATCGTATATGTATATTTATATGAACTTGAATCAAGTTTTGAAAGAGGAGGAGCTGCAACACATCTTTCAAGAGAGAACCGCCAAATATTTGTCGCAACATAACGAGAACCGACACTATAAAATTAGCTATAATGACGATGGAACGTTTACAAATAAAACGTACGAAAACAACAATCTCTTAGGGGAAAGTTATGGAACATATAGCTTTCAAACCAATGCAGACGGCGAATGTGTGATAAATATTCAATACAAATACGTGTTTAATTCGCCAAATGAGGGTAGCCCATTTCACATCAATAATCCATTCTACCCCAAATTAGCCAATTATACGATTGGCCCATTTTATACCAAATATTTGAACAATGATTTAGAGTGGGTTCCAGTACTATACAACCATTTACAAATAGAAAAGGGGTACAAGGTGCTCAATTTTTACAAGAAACGGGCATAATAAAACTATAAATGGCGAAATAAAATTAGAAATAATGGCGGAAGACACTTGACCAATAATATTTTATATCATAGTTATATAAATGTCCGCCTTTGGTTCTGGAAGTAATTCAAATGGAAATTTCTGGTATGGAAATAGCACAAATTTCCCT